GCGCTGGAGGATATGCGTGCGGACCTTCAGGTCTTTGATCTCACGAATCGCGCAGGTCAGCGTGACCTTCAGGGACTTCCGCTTGTTCTGCAGGACGTCACTGCCGGGCCGGATCGGTCTGGTTCCGTAAGTGATTTCCATTTCTGCAGGCGACTCATCCACCTGCTGGATCAGGATGGCACCCACGTCCGCGAGCTTTACGCCATCCATCCATGCGTCCATATGCCGTGCCATCCGATCACCTCCTCATCGTTACCGCACCGAGCTCATCATTCACAAAAGGAACAAGCACTTCCGACAGCTTTTCCGGCCCCAGCATCAGCGTAACGTCTATCATGCCGGAACCTCTTCCGCCGACGCCTGTCATACGCATGCTGGGCGTGCTCACGCTTCCGCCCATGGCCGCGCTGACCATGTGCTCAGCCGCCGCATTGACCACACCCAGCTGGGACTCGATGCCTTCCGCAAAGCCCAAAGGAATGTACTGGCCGATATCCATGAACAGCCTCGAAGGGCTCTTGATCATGGCCGTAGACCGTACTGCTGCCGCCGCAAGACTGGCAAGCCTGCCAGCCGCCGCCTGTACACGCCCTGTTTTGCTCTCCATACCAACTGCGAGGCCTTCGCCAATCATGGCACCGGAATTCTCAGCATCTCCGGCGGCCTCTGCTCCGGCGGTCTGCACTGCGCTGGCGGTTTCGGAGCCTAGGGTTTCCACTGCCGCTGTGGCGGTAGATGTGCCTTCTTCGATGCCTTCTGCTGTACCTTCCGGCACCTTTGCGCTTTCGGCCTTGGCAGTTTCTCCGGCCTGTGCCATGTATTCCTGGATTTTTGTGATCAGCTCTTCCGCTATGGCCCAGGTCTGTGCGCCGATTGCCTCACCGGAGTTCAGCCAGCTGTCAACGTCACCATAAGCCTGCACTTTCTGCATTAGGCCGGAGTCAGGAGCAACTTTCCCGATGAGATCCATGTCCAGATCGTTAAAGCTGTCTGCACCGGCTTCTTCCGTGTAGATGTCCTTCAGGATCCGCAGCTGGTCCGCCAGGGCCGCAAACTCGCCGGTAGCGTCTTCCATGGATGCGACGGTCTGTTCCGCACCGTCAGCCACTTCATTGATGTGCGCTGTGCGGTTTTCATCGCCAACCTTGGCAGCGTAATACGATGCACCTAAAAAGGCAGTCAAAAAACCCAGATTTGGGATGGCCGTGGTAACGGCATTTTTCGTCAGCTCCCAAAGTGGACGAAAACCGGCACCGGTGCCGGAAGCAGCAGGCCCGTTGCCATTGTTGGTCGGTGAAATCGTAGGCGTGCCCTTACCGGTAGCAGTACCAGAACCTGCTCCACCGCCCATGGCATCCTCAATGACCCGCCGGAGCTTCTTTCCTTCGGATCCGCTCAGCGTCTTGAGAGCTTCCAGGAATTTCAGGACCTGCAGAGCACCCTCTGCAAGCTTCAGGCCTGCAAACGCGACGCCGATGCCCTCAATGGCTGTGATCACGGTATCCTTGTTCTTTTTGATCCAGTCCAGGCCCTCGGTGAGCTTCGTGATCCCGTCCTGCACCGCCTTGAAGACGTCTTCCGGCTTAATCCTTGTGATATCCTCAAACAGGCCCTCTATGGCGTCACTGAGTGACTTCAGAGCCGCCTGACCCTCCTCAGAATTCAGGTAACCATTCAGCTCCTTCAGGAAGCCGGACAGCTGCTCAGCCAGCTTGGTCAGGGTGGGGCTGATCTCAGCGAGGATGGTATTTTTGAAAACCTCAAAACGGCTTCCCAGATCCTGGATGGCATCATCCAGCATGCCAAGCTTATCCACGTTTTCATTGGTGACCACGTCCTGCTCGGCCATGGTCTTTTCCCATTCTTCACGCCCCGCCTTAAACAGCGGAATCAGCTCATGCCAGGAGCGGCCAAACAGGCGCATAGCGATTTCTTCACGGTCAGCCGCATTGCCAAACGTCATGAGAGCCTGACCGGCTTCCCAGAAGGGATCGGCCATATCCTCCCACGTCCACACGCCGTACTTGTACTTCTCGACATGAATGCCAAGAGACTTGAAAGCCGCATCTGCTTCCTTGGAGTCAGAGCTGACCTGCCGCATGAATCGCTGCTGAGCACTCAGGATGGTGGTCACATCGGTATCGATCTGTTTGGATGTGTACCGCATGCGCTGCAGGTATTCGGGATCCATCTCATACATGGTGGCCATGGTGAGCAGCTCATCGGCCCAGGACGCCGCCTGGGTGAGCTCTTTGACCACGCCGGATGCCATGTTCTTGGCCGCGCTGAATGCGGAAGAAATGCCATTTGCGAGAGCCTGCACGCCAGACAATGCCTGGTCCAGAGACAGTTTTTTATCGATGTTTCCGAGGCTCTCACCCAGCTGATCCGTGCTCTGGGCAGTCTCCTGGGATGCGGAGGACAGGCTGGCCAGCTCGGACTCCATATTGGTCAGGGCAGTCCGTGCATCATTGAGCTTCGTCTGCCACTGCTGCATGGCTCTGTCATTTTCCTTGACCCCATTATTGGTTAGCTGTTTGACAGCATCTTCCGCAGCCTTAACCGCCTTTTTCTGTTCCTCAATCTTCCGCTTGAGGATATCCGCCTGCTGGGCCGCATATTTCTGGCTGTCGCCGGTCGCCTTGAACTGGGCCTTGGCCAGCTTCTGCTCGGAATTGAGCACCTTCATGGAGTTGGCGGCTTCCTTCATGGCACTCTTGAATTTTTGCTCACCCTCGAGCACAAACCGGGTCTTTATCTCTCTAGCCACTTAAGTCACCACCTCAGTCATAAATCTGCTCTTTCTTACGGACAATATGATGCTCCGTGTCATCGTACTGCCGCCGGTACACAAAAAGGTCAAGCACCAGTCCAGGTCGCATGTGCCGCATATCCTGCAGTGTCAGGCCTGCGATCAGGCCGTATGCCAGCGTCTGCCGGTAGGTCAGCTTTCCTTGATCCCGTTTTTTTTAAGCTGTTCCAGCGTGACGTCCACCTCGCAATCGGGATCCTCTTCGTCGGATTCCATGGACATGCCGGCGACCATGGCATCCACCACGGCCTCATGGATCTTCGCGATCTCGTCTGCAGACGGCTTACAGTGCGCTCCCAGCCATCGCCGGTCCACCGTCAGATCCTTGCCGGTCTCGAGGATCGCGCCCTCCTGCATCAGGCAGTACAGCACATCCAGAAGACCTTTTGCGGAGCGCACAATTTCGTCAATCTTCTGCATGTCGAAGTCCTTGACCTGAGCTTCGAGGAGTTCCATGGTTCCCAGAGTAAAAGCCAGGGGAAATTCGCGTTTCGCGATTTTAATTGTGTGAGCCATTTTGAGCCATCCTTCCAAAAATGTGCCCAGGAGCACGCAGGCCCCTGGGCTTTATGTTTTAAATTCCGGCCTGCTCGTCGAGCCAGTCAATGCATGCGGCGGCAGTGCTGAAATTCTTCTTCATGCGGAACACCGGATCATTCGGGTCCACAGTGGGGATCATGTGCCCAGCTGCCTGACCGGTGACGGTCGGGGTCTGCCACTCAATGCTCTCACCCTTGGTCTGGCTGGTCTCGGACTCAATGCCGAAGAGCACGTCCAGCACCCACACACCCTGATAGGTGGTGATGCCATTCTTCCGGCGCACGCGCATATAGCCGAGGCCTGCGCTGTTCGCACTGCCGGAAGTCTCGTAGTAGGTCTTGTCATCGGTGCCGGAACCGGCCACTTCCTTCAGCAGGCCCAGGTACGCCTGAGCCTCCTCGGAGAAGTCATCCATGCCGATGCTCACGCTCATAGCCGTAATGGAGTTATCGTCCTCGGCCACCACATCATCCGCATAGAGCGGATTGCTGTTGCGGGTAATGCTCAGCTCAGCCTGGATGGCCTTGCCGATCACCATGCCGGCACTATAAGTGGGCATGGCGTTGTCAGGCTTGGCCGTGATCTTGGCTGCAACCACATGCTGCATTCCTACAAATGCCATATGTGTATTCCTCCTTTTAATTTCCTATAAAGCTATCCCAGATCGCTACACAGGCCTCGAATGCCGGGCCTTCTGCATTGGCATCGGCATCATCCACCCAATGGGTAGCCGGATATCCCTTTTTGCCATAATGCAAGATAAAAGCCTTCTCCGCGTTTCTGACACCTTTGCGATCCTTACCCTGCGGATAAATCTCGCAGTAAAGCAAATTGCCGGTTTTCTGGACGCCTTCCGGGAAGCCGACAGAGTTCACCATGTCGCCATGGGCACGATTACCGGACTTTGTGAATTGCGCGCCTTCCTTTTTCCAGGAATCGCGGATCACTTCCGCAGCTGCGTCCACCATCTGCTCCGCAATCGCTCCGGACATCTGACCCATGCGCTCCATGTCCTGGATCACTTCATCCAGTCCGGTGGTATCTAATCGCGCCATCAATATCCCTCGCAGTCGTAGATGTGATGGATGTACCCAGAGTCAGCATCGAAATCGACGGTGTACTGGAAAGCGATCCGTGGATCCTGATCCAGCGCGTCAAAGAGCTGCGAAGCCACCGCATCGTTCTCAGCCTTGGTATATCTGTGCACATAAAAACGCCAGGCATCCTCATGCCTGTCGTCGGAGAACATCGAGAGCCGCCGGGTCTCTTCCCAGTAGGAGAAGGCCGGAGCGTCACTATCGGTAAAGTAATGCTTGATGTCCGGGTCTACGGACACAAGCAGGTCACGGATATCAGTCAGCGTCACAGCTGCATCACCACCAGACTCAGGTCCGTGATCAGCACAGGCCGGTCATCATCCATACCGTGAAAGGCTCTGGTGATGCTGTACACCGTGCCGCCGTCGGGGATCGTCTGGCAGTCAGCCAGGACGCACACATCGAGATCATCCCGGATATCCGGGTACTGATGCATCCGGATCCGAGCGTCCACGCGCTGCTCCTGCCGGCCTTCGGTCTGCCAGACCGGTGCGGTTTCAAAGCTCAACCGCTTATACCAGCTCTGGTAAATGGGCTGGTACTCAAAAACAGGCTTACCGCCTGGCACAGAAACGTCAGTACGCCGGAAGATTGTGCAGATGCCATCATCCAGGATCATGACTTTGCACCCTCTTTCAGCCACCGCTCACGTCTGCGCAGGCGCAGCCATTCAGGCATGCCGGCATTGCTGTCCCTGTTCTGGTACTGGTAGACCGCCATATCCACCACCAGCATCAGATCATCCCAGTTCTCTGTGAGATGGATGCCGGTCTTGGCCAGCTCTTCCACGACTGCATCGATCCGAGCCCGGAAGTACTGATCCAGGGACGTGTCACTGCGCAGCCGGTTCAGTCTTACCTTCATCAGGTCCAGTGCCAGCTCAGTATTCAGCATGCTGCTCACCGCCTTTTCTTCGCTGGTGCCTTCTTCGGGGTTTCTTCTTTGGTTGCTTCCGGAGCCTTGTCCTGCTCCACCAGTCCGCTGCGTACCAGCTGCTGCAGTGTCTCCGGAACATAAGCATCAGAGGGCAGGACCTCGCCTGCATGACGCATCACGAGGTCCTTCCCCACAAAAGTCTGCTTTACCCGCATCAGTTAGCCGTGTCAGCGGGGAAAGTCATGGCAGCGGTGGGAGTGGTGGCCTCGAGGCCAATGGCGACGAAACCCTCAGCGATCACAGGCACACCGTCATAACGGGCAGTGCCCTTAAAAACGGTCTGATCCTGGAGGAAACGCACATGCTCAGAAGTCGCGAACTTGGCGCCGGCACGCTCAGCGAGCAGGTACAAATCGAAGTAGCCGCCGATAATCACGTTGTCGGGCACAAAGTCCAGGATTTCGATGTCGCCGCCCAAAACGGGCATCGTGTTGCCCATGCCGGACACGATAGCGCCGGCAGCGTTGATGGTCACCGCAGCAGCCAGCAGCTTGGTGTGAGTGGTCTCATTCATGACCCAGGTTTTCACACCCCTGCCGTATTTGTTCTTGGCAGCTCCAGCGGCAATCACGAGGGCAGCGAAGAGCGCAGCACCTGTCAGGCCAGCAGTCAGAGAGATGATGTTGGAGGTGTGCAGGTCAGCCCAGGCACGAGCAGTGGCAGGATATCCGGTCGGTGCCGCAGTCTGGACCAGACGAGACACAATGCCCTGGGGCATCTTCTGGGTTGTGTTGCTGTTGCGGCCATACAGAATAGCCTTGTCCAGGCTCAGACCAATGGCCTGGCCCAGAGCCACAAGCAGCTCGGAAGCCAGATCGATGTCAGAATCTTCCAGGTTGGCATTGCAGACTGCGAAGAAGCCGCTGGTCTTGAAGCAGTCCACTTCAACGTCGTTGAAGACCAGGGACAGCTCATTCAGATTGGCGCAGCAGTCAGTCCAGATTGCCTCGGGCACAGCACCCATGATGAC